GAACTGTCGGGTACGTTGATCGTGCCATCTTCGACAATCTCTTTCACCTGTCCGCGAGCGCGACCACCAGAGCTGTTCCAAGATACAAAGCTACCGACCTTGAGCGTTCCAGGCATAGCCCTCTCTCCGCCTGGCTCTAGGTCCTCGGCTAGGGAAAGTGCAACCATCTGATCTATTGCTTCTTGCTTAGTTTCGTGGCAACCCATAACTTCACCGTCACTCTTCTCTACTGCCCAGCCACCGCAGTCTGGGTTACTATCTGAAATGTAATAAGGCATTAGATTGTGTGCCTTAGAAAGCTTATTGAATGACCTGTTTTGGTGCTGACTGCGTAAAGCTGTTCTAGCGGGCCAAGTCCAATTTCAAATGTTTGTTCTTTCTGAAGAACTAAGCCGTTTGCTGTCGTCACGCCAGGACCTCCGATGTAAACAGCATCGGTGTTGTCGTCATTGTGCAGAATAATGTGCGCGTACTGATTGTGAACACCGTCTATCGCTGTTGCTGTCGTACCTACGCTTACTCTGCCGTTTGATAGCACTATTCAGCCTCCGGCTGTAGCTGAACTGAAACTGCGCCTGTGTGTACGAACGGTGGTAGGCCGAGCTTGGCAGCAGCATCTGTCGGGTCGTAACCTGACTGAACAAGTTGCTGAAGCATCTGCACCTTCTGCGTCATAGCAGACAGATCTGCGGCGTCTACGTTTACATTAGCCAGCGGTACACGCACAGTGTTTGCTGACTCGTCGTCAATAGGCTCTAGGTCCTCAAAGCGGCGAACGTCGTTGATCTTGTAATAGCCAGCCTGTAGACCGCGGCTGTAAGCCTCGGTGCGCGAGTTGATATCCGCCCTGAGAAGCCCGTCTAGGCTGAATTTGACAAAAGCAGCCTCTAAGCCTGTCTCTTGGCTCAAAAGGCTTGTAAGAGCGCCCTCTAGCTTCTGAGCAATAGGTCTGAGGGTGTGTGTGACGAAAGCGATGTTGTTCTGCTCTACCGAGGCGTAGGTGTTGGTACCTGGCAGTCCAAGAAGGTGTGGCGGGATGTTGAATGCCCTTGCAACGTCCTCTACGGCCATTCTGCGGCTGTCTAGGAACTGAGCCTGGTCGTTTGGCACGTTGGTTGGCTTGTAGGCAGCACCGCCTGTGATGATCGCGGTCTTGTGCGCCCTGCCCCAGCCTTTGTGGCGTGAGTCAAAGGCTTCCTGCATAGACTTGGCCTGCTCAGCGGTCAGGTTGCCCGGAACCTCTAGTACACCAGAGGTGTGAGTGCCTGAACCGAAGAATTTGCTTGCGTAGTTCTCCAGAGCCTGCGCTAGACCGAAGTTCTCTTTCAGAGCCTCTACGCGGGAGATGCCACGCATAGTGCCTGGCTTTACTACATCTGGGATAAAGATAATCTGTTCGCTACTGAGTAGCTTGTCCTCGCCCTTGACGTCAAACATAACCCTGCCAACGCCATTGCGCTTGATAGCAACGTCAGTTGGGTTCAAGACGTTCATATTGACGATCTCGCCCCTGCGGTTACGGAATACGCGGATAAAGACGTTTCCGTCTAGTAGCAGAGAGACGATAGCTGACCCATAGAAGGCCTCTTTGGTGCTGTCTATGTCTGGTTTGGTTACCCAGGCTGGTCGTGGCCTCAGAGCGCGACGTGCGCCCTGTGAGCGTATGTATGCGTCTATGGGCAGAGTCGCTACGGTGTCTGAGATCAAAGAGACGGCCGAGAACACGGCATTTAGCTGTAGGGCGGTGTCATTGTTTACGACAGTGCCTGAAAGCGACTGAGTGTCAATAAAGTCGCCGGACCCCCAGACTGTCTGGAAAGAAATGGCCCGCTTCTCGAACAAGTTGTTTAGCATTAGCTACGCTCCAAGGCAATACCGAATAGGAGTGCCGCGATACCCGCTAAGATAATTCCTAGCGGCAAGTAAATAAGTGCTGCACCTACTGAAATAAGTGTTGCACCTGCAATTTGCAAGACTGTTGGTGTCATACCTGCCTAAATAAATACTTGTGGCACTATATCTTCCATTCTACCCACGGTAGCCCGTTCATAGGCAATCACGGCTGCCACTGCCGCGTCTATTCGACGATTACTGTTGCGGTTCTCTTTGACAATGCGTGGTCCGATGTTGTCTATCTTCAGAACACAGTTGTCTAGGTGCCTCGCAAGCAACGGATCGCCTGAGTGGGTAAGTTTCTTCTCCATAACAGCGTCGAAGAATCTCGCGGTGGCTTTCACCATACGAGACGGCGATGTAGAGGGGAACTCTACAATCGGGAGGCCCTTTTCCTCCATTAGGTAAGCCATAGTACGTTGCCAGCGGTAAGGGTCGCAAGCAATCTCTCTAACTTTCGGGTGTTCTTGGCAAAATCGGATAATTTCGTTCTCAACGTCGGCAATATCCACTCTCCAAGTGTTGTCGTCGTCTGGACCCTTCTCCCAAGCCTTGATTAGGAAGATATGAGGCTGTTCTTCGTCTTTCGGGATGGTGCAACCGACCAAAACGGTCGTATCGCCTGAAAATGACCCGTCAAAGCCGATTACAAGCTCATCATCGGGCGAAACCTCGTATTCACCGAGTAAATCGTCCCAAGTACCCGTCGGGAGCCAAGTCAGGTTGCTAGAAACCCACTGATTACAGCGTTTTGTACGAAATTCGGCTTCTGGAGTGCGTAAAACGGTGCTTGCGAAGTCCTCTTCGCTGTTTAGGTCGCCAAAACCAGGGTTAGCAAGCTGCCAAGTCGTCTTAGAGCGGAAATCTGACTCCTGATCAGCCTCCCACCACGCCATAAAGAAGCTTGGATCGTCTATTTCGCCCCTTGCGACCTTCTGACCGTACTGATAGAGGCTGTAGGCGATTGAATCTGCTCCGTTTTTGTCTGATTTCTGTCCGGCAGTCGTAATACAGAACATAGTTGCCATATTTCCACGCGCACCTTGCGCTAGTTGCATTACATCGAACAATTCACGGGTCGGTTGGGCGTGTAACTCGTCAAAAATGACCATAGTGGGCGATAAGCCCTCTTTTGTGAACGCTTCAGCGCTCAAAACACGGTAAACAGAGCCTGTGGACGGTATTTCGATGGCATCTCGGTAGATTTTCGCTAATTCTGCAAGTTCTGGCTCGTTTTCCAGCATTCGCTTCGCTTCACCGAACACAATGCGCGCCTGATCCTTGTCAGCAGCGCACGAATACACTTCGCCACCCTTCGGGCCAGTGAGCAGTGACCAAAGTGCAACACCGGAGGCGAGCGCCGATTTGCCATTCTTGCGGGGTACCCCTACGAGATTGACCCTTGACCGAAAGCCGTCACCGTCAGCAGCAAAGGCGTGAATTAGAAGATTGCGCTGCCAAGGGCGAAGCCGCATAGGCTCACCAGCACGACCGCCAACAGAGTCTTTTGTAACCGTAGCGAACGTGTCAATAAAGTCGCTTGCTCTAAGTCCATAAGACGATGTTAGTGCATCCTCGGGGACTGGAGTCAGCCACTTAGGAGGCCAGCTTTCCATTCTTCTCCCACTTGTCCTGCAACTGTTCTAGCTTCGACCTAGCTTTTACCTCGGCGTAGCCCAACTTGGTGCGGTCAGCGGGTGTTAGTCCTAACCTGCCCATATTGTTCGCAATCATCACCTCTAGGTCGTGGAGCTGACGGAACAACCGCCAGTTCTCAGGATCTGCTTGCGCTCTTTCCATCAACCATAGTCTGCGGTCTTGTTGCTCGCAGACCATTTGCAAAAACTCAGTGTCGGTTCGACTACTAATCCATAACTCGCCTTTGGCGTAGATCGAGTCCCATAGCTTCTGCCCTGCGTCGCCTAAAGGGCGCAGGGGGTCGGTGTATCCGCCTGGTAGCGCGATTGTGGCGCTTTCCGCAGGTAGCGGGCGTTTGCCCGGATTGCCTATCAGGCGCTTCTGCTCAACAGGCTTGGCTGGTCGTCCCATAAAACAAGGTTATCAGAAAGCTTTTGTTTTGCGACAAAATACTCAACAGCGGTGTCGGGGTGCCGATGTGTAACTCTGGCTAAGATTGCCCCCGCCCTAGGGGTATGCCCCCGCAGGCCGTAGGCGGTGCCAGGGCGGGCGTAGCGTCGTTTTGGTGTGATTGTATGCCGGCAGCAGAAAAGGCCGTCAGAGGGCGTCCTATGCCCGTTTAGGACTATTTGGCAGAATCCAGGCGGGCGGGCTTGTTGCGGATAGGTTGCGGGTGCGTCCCCGTTAGATCATTGGGCAAAAAAAGAACCCGCCTAGCGAACTAGGCGGGTCTTTGGGTGTGTCGGATTAGTAGAACGTGTAGTAAGGGTTGGGGTTCCGAGTGCTTAGACCTGTCACCTCCTCGAACTGTCTGTCGTCCCACTTGTCTACGTCGAACCCTTCAGCCTCGAAACGTGAAGACGCAAGTCGGGCTTGGCTCTGGTGCTTGCCTGTTGTGTTGCTGTAGCGTCGCTCGTTGAGGTGGACTCTCGATCTCTTGAAGTCGAATAGGGCTATCGGCTCGGCGTAACTGTAGACCGCCAATTTCCCAGAGATCATAACTCCGTAAACTGCTCCGTTGGTTGTGAAGGCCTCCCGCTTTTGGATTGCGTCGGCTACTTGGTTTGTGTTGTATCGCATCAGAGAGCCTGCGCCTCATCCATAAACGCACCGACAAGTTCGACAAGGGTTCTTCCGTTCATCTCGTCCTGCTCATCCCACAGGTGCAGTTCTGGGTAACCCAAAACTCCAGAATCCCAAACTCCCGTTGTCCAATTCATCACCCAGAAACCAAGTCCGAAATTAGCTCCGTCGTACACAAGCTTCAAAGGTTCATTGTCTCGGTTACTTCCGAAGCGCCAAAAGAAGGAGGGAAATCCGTAGCCTTCCATCCACTCGGGGGAGTCGCCTAATCGGCGGGAGATAATCCCTGCCACTTGGTAGGCGATTGCCTCCGCTTCGTCTTGGGTGAAGTGGCGGGGGTAAGTGTCTCTAATCTCTTGGGGGGTCGCTTTCAACGTGTATTCCCAAACTCCATCTAAAGCG